TCCTCTATTCTAGCTGTTAATTCTTTGATTGCATTGACTAATACAGGAACTAAATGTTCGCCTTTGTATTTTAAATGATCTGGTTGTTCGTTATCAATAATGACATTATCAGAACCCTCAAGTTCAAGTATGTCTTGTGCTAAAAATCCATAATGTTTTGTACCAGTTGGAGTATCATCTTCTCTTGATTTTTTAAATTTAAAACTGACTGGTTTTAATTTATCTACAAAATCTAAACCATGAGGTACATCTGCAATTTCTGTTTTATCTCTTAAATCTGATGTTACTGTAAATGCAACTTTGATATATGCGTTACTTATATCATTATGACCAATAACAACTCTACAACCTTGTGTTGTTACTGTAAATGGAGAAGTTGATTTACCAGCATTTACTCCTAATAATAAATTTTCTGAACCAGTTGTTAAAGATCCACCAGAATTGTAACCCATTGTTGTATTATTTGACCCAGTAGTAGCACTAGCAGATGACCCTCTACCTATCGCTGTGTTATAATCTCCCGTTGTAAGATTAGTTAATGAAGACCAACCTACTGATGTATTTTCTACACCATCTGTAATAGCATCACTAGAACTAGCACCTACGGCAGTATTACAACAACCTGTAGTGTTAGAAAGTAAAGCATCAGTTCCAACAGCTGTATTGCAACAACCTGTTGTATTTGTTACCATTGTTCTAGTACCTAAAGCTGTATTACAAAAAGCTGTTTCATTATTTGCTAAAGAACCACAACCAAACGCAGTATTACAATAACCTGTTGTATTATCTCTTAAACTTTGACTTCCAACAGAGGTATTACAACAACCTGTCGTAGTGCTTAACCCTGAACAATAACCTACTGCTGTGTTTTGTGATCCTGTCGTATTAGCACAAAGAGCATCTCTACCAATTCCAGTATTACAACTACCTGTAGTATTAAATCTTAAAGCATTGTTTCCCATTGCTACAAGACAACCACCTGTAGTGTTTGTATAACCTGAACATCTTCCAACAGCTGTGTTGTCAGTACCTGTTGTGTTTAATCTTAGAGAAACATAACCTACTGCTGTGTTATTAGAAGCTGTTGTGTTACAAATCAAAGCACTTCTACCGACTGCTGTATTTTGATTTCCTGTCGTGTTTTTAAAAAGTGATGATTGACCTAGTGCAGAATTACTTTCACCTGTAGTATTTGCACAAAGAGATTCTCTACCAACAGCTGTATTGTTGTCTGCTGTTGTATTTTTCATTAATGCTTCTACTCCAAGTGCTGTGTTTGATGTTCCTGTTGTATTAGCACATAAAGAAGTATAACCCACTGCAGTATTATTATTGGCTGTAGAGTTAGTTGATAAAGCCAATGTTCCAACTGCAACATTGTTATCTCCTGTTGTATTAGCAGCCATAGTTCCTTGACCTAAAGCAGTATTACAGCAACCTGTTGTAGTTGATAATAAACTACTCATACCAACTGCTGTATTTCGATCAGCTGTTGTGTTAGATAATAAAGCATTATAACCAACTGCTACATTGAATGTACCTGTTGAGTTAGTACATAATGATGCTGTACCTATTGCTACATTGTTAGATGCTGTAGAATTAGTTTTCATAGCATCATCTCCAATAGCTACATTAGAATTACCTGTAGTATTACTTTGTAAAGAATCTGTACCAATACCAATATTAGAACCACCTGTTGTGTTACTATCTAAAGAATCTACACCAATAGCAACGTTACATGTTCCTGTGGTATTAGAACAAAGTGCTATTTTTCCAACAGCAGTGTTGTTAGAACCTGTTGTGTTTGTAAGTAAAGCACTACAACCTATTGCTGTGTTACCATCTGCTGTTGTATTATTAGTAAGAGCACTAACTCCAATTGCAGTAAGTTTTGAACCTGTTGTGTTAGCTATTAAAGCAGAATTTCCCACTGCAACATTATTTGAACCTGTCGTATTAACAACTAAAGTATTATGACCAACTCCTGTATTGTTATCTGCTGATGTGTTTGCATTTAAACTTTGGTATCCGATTGCTGTATTGTAATTTCCATTTACATTACTTCTTAAAGTTCCAAAACCAAATGCAGTCTGACAAGAACCTGTCGTATTTGCCTCTAACGAAGTTCTACCAACAGCAGTATTTCTTTGACCACTTGTATTAGCTGTCATAGAACAAGAGCCAATTGCAGTATTATGAGCACCACTTAATGAACCATCATCTAATGCCTTGTCTCCTAACGCAACATTTTCTGTACCTGTTGGATAGTTACCATCTAGTTTTACTGTACCACCGTCAACGACCAATGCACCTGTAAGAGTTAATCCTCCACCTGGAGCTAAGCTTACACCTGAAGGTACAACAACCGTGTCTCCTGAAGTTCCAAGAGTTAACGTTGTGCCTGATTGTGGGTCTATTTGATCGACTTCAATTTTACTCATTATACGACTACTACCGTTCCTGTTATTGTTTGTGTTCCTGTTACTGTAACTGGTCCTGCTAAAACTCCAGAGTCTATTGTTTGATTAAGACTTAAAGTTGAAGCATGAGTTACAACATAAGGTGTTGCATCCATTACTGGAGAAATAGTTTTTTTAGCTGGCAATGTACAGAATACAGTTTTACTACCTGCACCAAAGTTTACTAACGCATCAGAATTAGAAGATGAAATGACTGACTGTCTTGAAAGCGTATCTGTTCCTGCATCCGTTACAGTTCCAGTACCAACTTCAAAGTCAGCTGTACCATCATGTACGATTGCATAATAAGTTTGCACACCATCTCCGATACCGGCAACGAATGTTTCAAAACCAGTTTCAGTTCCAGTTAAGTCAATCGTTCCTGTGCCAGTAGTTGTCGTGGTTTGCTTAACCCTATCGTTAATTACAAATGCCGTCATTTACTACTCCAAAAAATCTTATGCGTTGCCGAGTCTTATAATTGCATTAGAAGAATCTGCAGCTGGAAACTGAATAACGAAATCACCGTTAGTTGCAGTTTTTGATCCGCCGAAGTCTAAAACTAATACAGCATTATTAGATCCGCCACTCTTATAAATCAGTGCTCCTACTGCTGTTAAAGTTACAGAACTAAAAGTTAAGTCTGCAAAGTCAACGAATGCAATATTACTTGAGATTGCTACACCATTATTAGTTAAAGCATTTCCACCTGCAGTATAGTTTGTACCAGATGAAGAAACTTCATTAGTAGTAGTATATGCTGTAGTAGAAGTACTGAAACCACCTAAAGATGTATACAAAGCAAGTTTAAAAGAGGTTCCACTATTTCCTGATGTGTCAAAACTAAACACGGATTTTAGTAGATCTGTTTTAAAAGAGTCAGGTACTATGTTTGCCATTTAATTGTCTCCTTAATTTATTTATGGTGATGGTGATTTTAAAGGAGTTCGAATAGCACCATCTTCCCATTCGTCTCGGCGTCTACGACCTTGTTGTTCGATCGCATACGATTGTAAAGCTTTTTCATATGCTTGAGTGTAGTATTGTAACATATCTACAGGACCTTTCAAGTATCCATATGCTTCTACCAGACATCCATACAAAAGTAAATCTTGATATTTATTAGATGTGTAAGTACCATTTGTACTTGGTGGAGTCGCTCCAGTTGTTGTTGTAATACTTTCTGGTTGTTTTGTATAGGCTAAAGTAATTAAATTCGTACTATTAGGTGTAGGAGCTACTACCCAAAAATTAGCATCCCAATTAGCATAGTATTTTGGAGTACCTGAAGCTGTTCCTGGAGTATTATAATACTCAGCCATAAAACTTGTATCTCTTTTTTCTAAAAAAGTTTGTTTACTATTAGAATCTGTTAATTGAACATATCTAATAAATCTTAAATCAGAAGGTATAGTAACATATCTACTTCCAGCTGCTAAATTAGATGTTGCATAAAATCTATTATCATCAGAATCTGCTTCCCTGTAAATTCTATTTTCTGCATTTTTAATTATAGTATCTAAAATAGTATTTGATAATACAGAGTCATCTACTTCTGTATAGTTTCTAATATCAGTTTGTAAATTTGCTAAAGTGTAAGCCATTATGGTGTTAGAGTAACTGGTCCTGCAGTTACAAACATTCCTCCTGAATTTTCTGTTACAGTTGCATTGCTTCCACAATCAAAGCTATAACTATTTGTATCTATTACTGTTATACTAAATCCTGAACTATTTTCAAATAAAGAATACACCAGGCCTCCAGGGCTTCCATTTACATTTCTAAATACAACAGTATCACTTGATGATCTTCCATGAGCAGGTTCTGTAACAGTTACAGTACTTGATCCTGAAGTTAAACTTAATGGATTACCAGGTAATAAATTTTCTGTTGCAGGTTCAGTTCTATCTGGTCTTGCATTTGATAATCCTTGAGGATCACCTGTAAATCTTGTTGGTTGAATCTGTGGTTGTTTAGATTCAAATTCTGAATTGTGTACAAAACTTCCATCCCATTCAGTTACCATTTCATTGTAAGGAAATGCCATACCTGATCTATCGGATATTGCTTGTGCATATTTTCCTCTAGATAGTTTTGCCATTATACGCTCGGATAATAAGTTTTAGGTGTTATAAAAGAACTGGATGAAGAACCATCTTCTTGTAAAGCTCTTTGTAATTCATCTTCATATAACATTTTTAACATTTGAATTTTATCCGGTGCATTTTTAACAGCTAAATAATATGCAAGTCCAGCTACCATACAAGGTACAAATCTATAAGGAACATCTGCATCATTACTATAGTCTCCGGCATCTTGAATTCTTTTTACATAATAATAATTAAAAAATTCTCCAGCTTGGTCACTTCCTGGAGTTAAAT